GTTTTAATTATACCGAATTTCATATTAGTGTTTTCTGTATAAATATCAATCTTTTAGTAAGCTGTTTAGTTTTTGTTCCATTTCACCCAAAGATTTTTTTGCTTTAGATAAATCAATCATTTCATCATTCCCAAACATATCACTCTCGAGTAGGATATTCATATCTCTTTCTAACGACTCTGGAGTTACTCCTGCTTCACCACCAGGTTCAGGACCTGGAGGAGGTGCCGGCAATTCACCAGGTGGTTCAGGCATCATCCCTCCACCTCCACCACCTTCAGGAGGAGCTCCTCCCTCAGTAGGGGTACCAGCTGGCTCACCTTCCTTCTTACCGTATAGTTTATCCAAATTATCAAATAATCCTGTGTGAGTAATAACCTCAGCCGTTTTCTTTAATTCCTCGCCAACCGCTTTTTCAATACGTTGTTGTTGTAAATCAAGCTTAATTTCTTCATCACTAAATCCAAGAATATGTTTTTTTGCCCAAGACTGAGAAACTGCTGCAATTCCAGAGCCAGGGTCTGCAACCAAATCTTTATAGAGAAGAATTTTTTCTTTCCAAACATCAATTCGTAAAAGGTCGGCTTGGGTAGATGGATTTGTGAGCGATAATGTAAAGTTACCAATTTCCTCCTCAAATCCTAAAACAAACAAGTGGATAATTGCAATTTTATTCAATTCTTGAATCATATTCTTTTGAATACGATTAATTGTTCTTGCAAAACGAATATCCTGAAGTGAAAGATTTTTTCCATCTCCTACTGTCTCTTCAAATCCAAGAAATGCTTTTGGTACACGTAATGCCGTTAAAAGTTTCTTTTGTATGTATTCAATATCCGCAATCTCAGACAGGTTTTGGGCACCTGCAAGAGTTTCAATTGGGGAAGCTTGAGCTGGGTCACGAACAGGAACAAAATAATCTTGGTCAACGGCCATTTGATTAAATCTCATATCAACATTTCCTGTTTTGTGGTCGACAACTTGGTCCCTTTTAAATTTGTTTGCAAATCTTTGGATATATGGTTCAACATCGGCATCATCCATATTTCCAACAAATACTTTAAATATCCTTCTCTCAGGAGCTCTTGATGTTCTATAAATTAACATAGCATCTTCAGATAAAAGAAGTTGTTTCCAAATACGTCTTGCTTTTTCAAGCATCGAGGTACCATAAGGTAATCTTCTATCATCACCAAGTAATCTAAAGTGAGCTATTTCCCAAGTATTAAATTCAAGGTCTTTTTGTTTCCATTTAAATCTTGTATGTTTTTTTACAGGATTTGTATCAGAGTCAGAAGACTTCGCACCCATTCCAGCTTCTAATCTTTCTATCTCAATAATCGGAAGTTGCATACAACCTATAATACCCTTTTCAGGGTCAAGTTTTAAAAAGACAAAATTATCACCGTACTTACAAGTGTTTCTAGTCCACATTGGGAGATTGGTATTAATGTCAAGGTTGTTGTTAAACAGGTCAGCCAAGATTGATTTAATTCTTCTTGATTCAGAATAAATCTGAAGCATAAATCCGTCTTGATTAATTGTTGTGGATTCTTCAGCGTATATATCTAAAGCCGCTCCAATTTCGGGAGTAAACTCCATGCTTTCGTAATCATAAAATGAAGATAATCTTGTCGGTTCATAATAAACAGCCTGAGTATAAAGATTGTGTTCTATTTTAGACCACTGATTTGCAAGGTAGTAGTTTTGTTGGGCTTGTAATTTTTCTCTTTCGTATTCTTGTTTTGATGTGGTACGAAGAAGTTCTTTTTTATCGTATTTGTATGTTGGATAATCTTGTCCTAAAAGTGAATTAGGTCCAAATGCTTGGGATAATCTTTGCCATACCGTTAACTTGTTATTTTCCATTATTAAAAATTAATGTATTTTCTATTGATTATAAATAGTTAGGAAAATTAGTTTTGTTAAGCGTGATTGACTTGCCAGTTATATGGAGGTGTTTGTAGTTGAGCTTTACACCATAGTCCTGTGCCAACAGTAGACTGAGGTCCGCTTGGAGCTGCGTTATTAGTAAGTGGATAATTTGTTTGAGCATCATTTTGAAGTTGTAAATTTCCAATTAATATATTATGAGTATTTGCCAAATCTTTTATGTTACAAATTATGAAATCTACAGCAGTTTGTGTCATTCCATTATTTCGTAAATCAATAGCAGTTAATCCTGAACATCCAGCAAAAGACCTATTCCAATTAGAGAATGGAAAAAGACTACCTGCAGTTGCGGCTCCCGTACTTGAATTAGATGGCGGTACATTAATTTGATGACAAACAAAGGTCTTTAATGTAGGTGGAAAATTAGATGTTGTTAAAGCATTAACTCCAAGAGCCGGGTCAAATTTACACAAATTTACAGTTAGAGTTTCTATTGTATTATTTTTATGTAGATTGTCAATTTTTAAAATTGACGTTGGAGGATTACCCGACGCTCTTCTTTGATTTGCCAGATTCAAGGATGTAACTCCGCTTAATAAATCAATATCTAAATTATTAAGCCAATTAATATTAAAAGCATTATTCCCGTTACTAAAATCAATATTTCTAATACTTCTAGGAAACTGTTTCGTCCAACTTTGTATTCTATTATTACTAAGATTTACCGTAGTTAATCCAGTACAAGTAGTCAATGTTGAAGTAAACGCTGTTATCGAATTGTCTTGTCCAGGAGTTTGAGCCACTCTACCTACTCTTAAAACTTTAAGATTTGTAGGTAGAGTATAATTGAATTCTCCTTGGAAATTACAATTATCTAAAAGTAAACTTTCTAAGGAATTTGGTAAAGTTGGTATGATGCTTAGATTTATACAACAAGTACAGTCTAAACTTGTCAAACCAGTTAGACTACCTAAAGTATTAGTTATTCCGGTCAAACCGGTGTTTCTAGCGAAGTTTAGGGTCTTCAATCTCGGGCTTAATGTTAAATCAGAAGAAAATGTATGAAAAGTATTTCTATATCCATTAGCCGTAACCCCTGTACCGTTGTTAAAATCTACGAATTCAGCCCCGATGGGTAATGTTGTTGAAAAATTCCCTCTAAGTTTATTATCAAATAAATTTAAAGTTTTTAAGTTAATTAATACAGACGGGTTAGTAAAAGTCAAAGTTTGATTTACTAGTATATTTGGTCCATTATTTTCATTTATTGTTAACGCAGATAACGTTGTTGGTAAATTTAAAGTTATCGCTGTTAATATTGAATTTGGGTCGGCATTACTTCCATTAAATGACCTTTCTATTTTAAAAGTCGTTAATTTAGTATTACTTAAATCGTAATTAAAATATGGCAGACTAACATTTGTAAAAATCAAAGAAGTTAACTCACTTGAAATAGATAATGGATTAAATTCGAATCTTGGAGTAATATTTGTAAAATTATGAGTAGTAATGGATGGATTACCTAAATTAATAGGTATACCACTTAACGTACAAGTTAAAAAGTCAATTTGTCTAATTTGGGGAAATGCCAACTGTGTAAATGCGAATTCGTTTGGTATTATTCGACTAAATCTTGTAAATTTTATACCCCTTATCCTTTGAGCCCCAACCGTACCTGCAGGCGGGTTAGAAATAAAATTTGTTACGGTAACATCAAAAGATTCATTAGTTGTATATGTTTTTGAATACGGTGTAAAACCTAAACCCGACCAAGTGGCATTACTTGATGTACCATCCCCCCAAATAACAACGGCAGATTGAGTGGTATTATCAAGAGCACTAAATTCCACAATTGCAGGATTAGACCCAGGAATATTCTTTAATAATAAACTTATTGGTTTAGTGGGTGTCGGTGTTTGTGTCGGTGTCGGTGTTTGTGTCATAGTTTGGGTATTAGTTGGCGTATTAGTTGGGGTCGGAGTTGGTGACGGGTCAGGAGGCAAAGTACAAGCTGAAAGAACGCTAACAGTACAGTCACTTAAAACTCTCATATAGTATACTCCTGATGATTGTGTGGGGATAGCTTGTGGGTCTGAAAAGTTTATCATATATGTACCCTCCAAAGCACCAGGACAAAAACAACGAGAGCCGGCCAAAGCATATGCTGTTGCGGTATTTATCCCTTCAATTAAACCAGGATATATATACATAG